CCTTCTTCTGCTGTACCGAATAAAGCTTTAAGTCTTACTTGTAAATCTTCTATCTGTCTGCCGACATCTATAACTTTCTTGATTTGTATTGCACCAAATGCACCTGCAATAAGACCACCAAACTTAATAACTCTGCCACCGACATTATCTAATGTAGTGCCAAACTTCTGCATTGAGTTTGACATTTGACTTGATGATTTTTTGACTTGATTATTTGCTTTATCGAGACCTCGTTTCAGGTCACTTAAATCAGCTTCAATTTTGACTAATAACTTATCTAATTCCATGTCTAATAATCAGGATACCTTTCCATTAATTTATCTAAATCAGATTTATCCATAGGGTCTGATTTGTTACCATTATATTCTTTGAAGCCATTAATAGCTAGAGTGATTTCTTTGATTGACATATCCCATACCTGATTAGGTGGTAGATTCATCATGCCTGTGAGTATCTCAAACCACCTATCTACAGGTAGCTCGTAATCATCATCTAAGGATTGCTTTTTTTTTCTGTATCGTTAGGGTCTACATTCAATGCTAGGGAAAGCAACTCACCTGTCATCTTTATTGCTTCAACTAGTCCGATTCCTGTCTCGGGTGATACTAGCATTTTGACATCACTCTCGTTTATGTCGTTACCACCTGCTCTGATTGATAATGTAAGTATGGTGATAATCTCTAGCAATGTCATATCTGCTGTTGTGAGCTTATTACCGACTTTGAGAATAGAACATCCAAGTGCTTCTTCTATCCTCATAATAGTATCCAAAGGCATACGAGCTTTGTATTCCTTGTCTTTAAACTTTAGAGTTTTTTCTGCTCTTATCGGATTTGTACTCATTTGATTGCTCCTTTGTTAATTTCATAGAAATGATTTCATCTCTACCACCAACATTAGTGGCAGTAGAGATTGCCCATTTATCATTGTCTATAACGACAACACCTAAATCATCCCAACCATCGTAGTATGGCAGTTCAACTTCAGCATAATTAGAATTAAGATTGACTTTGGCATCAATCTTCTTTTTATCAAGTGTTATCTCTTTATCTACCCACATTAGACTGTTGCTATAGTGATTGAACCTGCTGATTCAAATGTCATTGAATACTGAACTGAATCATTGTATGTACCACTATACTCCAATGCAGTGACCTGAAATGCACCTGTGAAGGTGTTGTAATCAGGTACTAATAGTTGGTAGTTAGTAAATGATGCTTGGTCAAAGTTTGTAAGTATTGTTTGTTCTGAAGCTGAATCTGTGAAGATACCACTTCCTGAAACTGTGAAAGATTTTATACCACCTTGTGCAAGTAATGTTCTTACTCTAGATGAATCTTTATTTGTCACATCAACCATTTCTTGATTGATGCTTATGCTTGTATCTCTTAGACCTGCAACAGTAGTGAATACTTCAGGAGAAGCACCATCACCTGCTTTGATTAAGAGGGAAGCTCCCTTTTGTACTGCCATATTTAATTACCTCTAATTATCGTAAACTGTAAAATTAATATTTATTATACCATGTCTTGTGATTCCATCAGCTTCTACAAGTGTTGTCGCACTATTGACATAACTCATTACTGAATCTGCACCTGACACAGATATTGTAGTGTTATTTACTAGGTTATACAACCTTTCCATAATCTCTTTGATTTCTTTTTGACCTCTGTACTGTGACCATACATCGATGTCTACATTGTATAATTTACCATCTAAACTCTTAGTACCGATATCTGTTGCTATCTCTGTACCAATAAGTACATAAGGATATGCAGTATCCTGTGGAGCTACAGTATCGAATATCTTGTTGTTACCAACCAAGCTGTCCAATGTACTATCCCCTGATAAAAGAGAGAATATAGCTGATTGTAGGTCAAAAGAATGATATCCCATTATCCCACCATAATTGTTTTTGCTATTTTATTTGCAAATATTCTAGTCTTGTTGAATGCTTTTGATTCTTTGCTCATGAATGGTCTGTTGTATACCATTTCTAAATATTGAGAATACTCTACATTGGTAGAGACTTTTGCTGTCGGTGTCTTGCCGAATGCAGTTGCAGGTCTGACTGTAATACTGCTTACTAATCTTCCTGTATCTATTGCAGGTGGATTGCCCTCTGATGATGCTATGTGTGTCTTGTTACCTCTTTTATATTCATTACCTGTTTTAGGTGTATTTCTCATGTCTTTTGTAATCTCATTCCTAAAGTAGTTTGCAACTCTATTTACATGCCTTACAGCATTTCTTGTAATCAACTGTTCAGCTTCTTTGGTTGCTTTGGGAATTGTGTTACTTATCTTAACACTAATCATGTTGCTACACCCTCAGTTGCAAGTATTTCTTGGAATTTTCTCCTGCCTTCATCAATATCTTTGATGTGTGTGATGTTATAAGTTTTAGAGTTGTAAGATATTCTATTCTTTTCTGTGACTGATGAATTATATCTTATAGTGAATCTATAACTTGCTGTACCTCTGAGTTGGTCTCCAAAGATGCCCTCACCACCACTTAGATTCTCAGCTTTTGCTGATACTGTCGCTAGTGTCGAGAAAGATGATGACTGACCACCACCTGCATCTTGTGAACCCCCTAGTGTCTGTATCGTAATCCTATTCCTCATTTCTCCAATCAAAGACATTAGACCATACCACCATAGTGAGCTGTACCTCTGTAAGGATGTGTACTGAACTGTCTTATTACATAAGGTTGTAATAGTTGTGTAGCTTGGTAAGGTGCTGAGTTTCTATCTGTGCCATCACCTCTGTGTTCAAATAACCATGCTGTGTAAATCAGACATGCATGTTTGATATCTTGTGGTACATCATTTACACCACCATATCCTGCTACATAAGTAATCTCTAATGCATTAGCCACTCGTAAACCTGTTGGATAACTCTCACCATTTCTTAAAACAAATTTAGCAGGTACACTTGCTGAATCTAAATAATAACTGCTTGATGCAAATGTGCTTTCTGTATCTTCATCATTGTAGTATTTTACATTCGATATTGATGCAACAGGAGACTGTGGCAATATGATACTTCTTCGTGTGATGTCTTGGTCTATACCAACATAACTACCTTCTTTGATAGGTATGTCTGCATCATAAATAGAATCGATAGACATTTTAAGTGTTTGTGTTGTCAAACTTCTACCTGTGTATCTTTTTGCCCAATTATGAGATGCAATAACAAGATTACCTATGACTGTATCATCATCACTACCATCTACTCTTAGCCAATTCTTAACCTCTGTGCTTGTGATTGCATGAGCTGTTTCTGCTGTTACTACTGATAATCCTGCCATTGTGTCCTCAACTAAATAATTTCTTTACTATGATATATGATACTATGATTACGAACAATAACTCAATTATTGATAGCTCAGGTCTTACCCACTTTGTTCTCACTTTCGTAGGGTAGAAAATAATATAAATTGCTACTAATAAAGCAACAATCAATGCTAAGTCAGTCATCTCATCAATGGATTGCTGTTTTTAGCTTTCATCTCCTCTATCTTTGTTTTAAGTACAGCGACCTCACTTTTCAATGTAGTTACATCTTGCTCGATGATTGTTGTATCAGGAGCAGACTTACTTTCGAGTGCTGAAAGTCTATTAAGCACTTCACCCACTTGAACAAATAAAGCTCCGAATGTGAAAACTACACCAACTATGCCACTTATTATCTTGATATCCAATCTTGTCTATCCTCGTATGTTCTATCGTTATATATATTCCTAACATCAACATATGTCTGATTTATGTATGTGTCAATGTTCCTGTCCATTATAACAGGTTGCTTGAATATCTCAGCATTGACTTGTGAGTATGCATCTATCTTACTATTGTTTTGTGACATTACCTTAGCCACAATCAAAGATACAGCTTTGAGCTGTCCTTCTGTAGTTTTAATTTTTTCTTGTACTTTTGCTGTGATATCTGCAACATCTACTGTTAGTTCGGTTTCAACACTCCTGTCGTTGTCCTGTGTTTCGGTTTCTTCTGCGACAGCAGTTTCGTTGCTTTCATCCACTTCTGTATCTCTTTCTGTTTCTTCGACAATCTCTGTTTCATTTGCTTCCTCGATGTTAGATTCTTCTACAGGAGATTCTACTATCTCCTCGAATACTTCTTCAGCTACCTCAATAGTCTCCTCAACTATTTCTTCTGTCTCGACTATCTCTGTCTCTTGAATTATTTCAGGTGCTAAGACCAAAGTCTCTTGTATAAATTCTTCTTCTTCTGTCATCTCAAATGTCTCTATTATGACAGGCAACTCGGTAATAACTTCTTCTAAAACGATTTCTTTTATGACATGATTTTCTACTTCTTCAGGAATGAATTCTTCGGTAAGCTCGATGACTTCTTCTAATTCTGTGAATGTGTTTTGTATAGCTTGGGTCTGTACAGCAGTAAGAACTGTGTCATCGTATTCTAGCACAACTGACACATCATCAATATTTGTTGACCCCATAAATGCCGGAGCAGATGCATCCTGTGAGCTTATCTCAATGTTACCCACACGACTTCCTGCACCTGTATAGCTGACAGAATTGGTGTATACAATTCCATATATATCTGTGGTCTCTGTCCTTGTTTGGGTTACTGAGTTCAGGATATTGGAATTATTATCTTTTATTTCTAGCTTGACTGTCCAACTGTCTGCATCACCATTTCTATTCCAAGCAGGGAAAGAACCACCTTCACCATTTTGTGAGAGTATAGAACTTGTTATTTTTGTATGTCCATTATCGAGCATTTGCTCTGTAACTGTGTCTGAATAAAGCTTGAACTGTTGGGATATTGTTCCTGAATCACCGAACTCTAAATCGTATTGTGAGTTGTTGTTAGAACAACAGTCATTCATAACCTGAACATCACCACTAACTGTCCAACCATTTGTATTGCCTGTTTCCCAATTACCATTTACGATAAGATTGCCTGTTGTCTTTATCTCTGCTAAAGCTGTAAGTGGTATCAATAATAAAAATAGATATCTCATCTTTTTAGACTTTCTTTGTATCTTCTGTACTGTTCTACTTTGTCATCTGTATCTTTCCTGCTCTCATAAATGACTTTCATAGCATCTTCACCAATGAGACTTTTACCATCTTTCATGACAGGGCAAGGTGTGCCACTTGTATACATTGCTTCAAATACATTTGGGTCTTGACATAATATGCTTATGGATGCAACAGACATTGAAAGACTTTGGAGTTGTTTACTTAGCTTCAATCTTATACAATTTTCATCTTGGATAACATAACCACCACCTGAGAAAGATACACCCATAACTGTGATGCCACCTGATATCACTAATGAGCAACTATCCCCACCTGTCCCATAAACTGACATAGCAGGTGCATTGGCAGGATTGACAGCAGTTTCTTGGTTTGAATTGGTTGTGTTTTGGGTAGAATTTGTTGTCGAATTAGTTTGACCACCTGTGTAGTTATTAGTAGTTTCTTGTGAATATCCACCACTTATCGAAGTCTGAGAGCCACTTGTCGATGTTTGATTGATGTTATTAGCACCATTGTTAGTCGCATCGGCTAATGCTAGTGAGCTGAAAAATAATAATATAAATAATTTTTTCATTTATCTCTT